CATCGCTTGGGCCAATTGTTATTGTCGAAGCTGTGGAACCAGTGAACTTCAATACCGCGCTTCGAGCATTGTCTAGTGTTCCTTGCGGGATTGACAGAGCCGTTGTTCCGGCTGTTATAGAAATAGTAGAAATACCGCCAATTGCCTGCTCAAGTAGCTCTAGGTTACGATTTGTTGTCGTACCCCAAACACCAGCCTGTTCGCCGGTGGAGATCTTTTCGATACCAAGATTTGTGTAAGTAGAAGCCATTACGGTCTTACCTCATTCCAATTACTGGACGGGGTCGTTACCGTCGTCCAGCTATTTGATGTATTTTCGTCAACGTCATTATACACTGGTTCTGGATCTTGACCAGTAATTACACGAGTCCAAAGAGTGGGTTGCCCAACCTGGCCCGTAGCTGAAACACCTGTCAGCTTGTACACACTGGCCTGATTCACTGTGCCAACGGACACTGTTGAGCTCACACCTGTGACCGAGAAAACAGCGGCAGCAGAGACGACCTCTTCCCCGAGAACGCTTGTTCCAACTAAACCGCTTAAGGTAATAGTTACACCTGTTCCTTCAACAACAGATTCATCGCCAACAGTCCCGGTCATGGCAGCTAGTGTTACTGGAACACCCGCCGCCGCTGCAACCGTTACTGAACCAACCTGACCAGTGCCAACCTGACCAGTGACTGCAAACTCACCCTCACCGACAACGGCTGGTTGAGACACGGAACCTGTTGCGCTTACACCGGCAGGTATAACCTTGACATCAGGTGTTAGACCCAACCCGCCGAAAGTGACTTCTGAAAATGCTCTGTTTGAAAACGCCATGCTCGATTATACCAGAGCAGGGCCGGACATCCAAGCAACCAGTGTGTGCCTTTTGCCCTTGGTTACAGGGGTGACTCTGTGTTCAACCCAAGATGGAAAGACCAAAACAGTGCCTCGTTCTTTTAGGGCGGGGCAGTCTTCTATCTCTCCCTCCCTGTGTCGAAACTGAAAGTCGCCGCCCTCGTAGTCTTTAGAGTCGGTAAGTTGGATAACAATGCTGACTTTTCGCATTTCATCTTCGTGTCTAAAACAGTCTGTATGCCAATCGTAATGCTGGTCGGGGGTATATTCCGTAAACTGAATAGAAGAAATGCTGTTTAGAGCAAAGCCCCACGCAGAGTTATTAGCGTCAATCGCAAAACCCTGAACTGCGAATCGTACGAAATTGTCCTCTATCCAACGAACGGTTGACTTTCTAACGTCTTCAATAACGGCTGCGCCCTCTGCTACACCCACTACGGCAGTTTGAGGTTCATACTTCTGCGCGATAGAAAGTATGCTGTCACAGGTCTGGCCTGAAAGTTCTTTCGACCAGAACCAATACAAGGGATCAGGTGGGGTCATTTAGACTACAGCCCCCAGGTGTTATTCGAGGAAGCAAACCATACTATGTATGCCAAAACCGCTAATCGGAAAAGCCACCGAACAATAAACAATGCGGCAAGAACTTGGAACCAACGCTTGTGTTTGACTTGATTAAACTTCTTGAGCAACCAGCTTTTGAGTCTTTGGGTCATTGTATTCTGGATGTACGTTGTCATTTCGAAACTCTTCCTTAAAAGTGTTGTTAAACTTAACGAACTCTTCGCACACACCTACGTTGTACTTTTCACGAGTTTCCTCAACATCTTCCTCTATAATTTCCAATGGATTTAGGTACCAGAAATCGCGATTGATAGCATTGCCAATACGAATACTTTCTCGTACGGCTTTCCACGGAAGAATAGACTTATACTCCCAACACATCTTGGCAGCGATAGCGTGAGCAATATACCACGCCCCCGTGGTTTTAATCGCTGTGTGAGTGATGCCCATAATACATGCTTCGCCGAGACGCGAAGTATCATAACGTCCCATGACATGCCAGAAGTCATGGGAAATAAAGATATGCCGAGAAATATTAAACCAAATACCTGCCATAAGGGGGTTCGGCATAACATCGGAGGCTTTGGAATCTTCCTTTAACCGACGCTCCCAAAGATCAAAGAAAGACCACTGTTTAATAAGGTGACCATAACTAGCTCCGACTGTGTTTACAGGTAGGCTTTCCATGTAACTCTGATCTGTAATCACAGGAATAATTTTTTTTGCCTGATAATCAAAGTGCTTGTCTTTTCGAGCAAGGGCAATATCAATTCCGCGCTCATGGTCCATAACAAATTTTTTACGAAGTCTAAAAACACTGGGCAATGCCATTTGAGTGTTCAACTCTTGTATCGCCTCAGTTGTCTCCTCATAGGAGTAGTGATCTGTGCGATTACGATCGCACACAATCGCTGTTGCCTTAATGATTTTCGCTAAGTTCCACACAATGTTTCTCCTATCGATAAAGTCTCAATACACGGATGTCGTCTGCGCTGGACGCGTTTGTAACAGTTACGCTTGGGCTTGTAATCCGATATGCTTGATGCTTGTTTAGAGTAGTCTCTTCCTTGACCACATCACCTGTAAACAGCAAAAAGCAGTGCTCTAGTCCTTCTTTCGAAATCATTTCTGAAGCACCAGCCCTGATTGTTTTAGTCTCGATTGTGTAGTCGTCGTAACGGTTATTTAACACCTGAATGCAGTAAAATTGACCGCCGTCACTTTTCGAAGTGATGCTTCCTTTAGCGGTTGCCAGAATCCAATCTGGCTGATAACGACCCCAGTCATCCAAGGTCGCGTCTGCCCCGTGTATGTTAAAAATTAAAGAGTTGGCCGACATGTCTTTAGTACAAGACATGGTTGGATGACTAAACGGAGAAATCAACTGTATGTAGTCATTAATCTGACTTTCGGTAAACTGTCCGTCCTCCCACTCCATTTTTATTTCCCAGTCGCCGCTGAAGAAAAGATTACCGTTCTTGTTGCGAACAACGTAATCATAAGACTCATGATAAACAGGGTTTCTGTTTTGATGAATGCTGTCCGCTAAAGAATCTCGTCTTAAAAAAGAGCCGCTTGTTGAGGGATGAGCTACACCAATGCGAATTTCATTGTTGTATTCTCCTGCCATGTGCTGAGAAATGCTGGAAGCAGTTGTCACAACTAAATCTCCTCGGCGTTCTCTGACTCTGTTGACTCCTGAGAATCATCTCCAACTGTCAAAACGACATCTGTATCGACAGTCCCTTCAGATCCAATCAAATCCCTTGCGCCATCAACAACGGCTTTAGACGGTGCTTTTTCTTCTGCGATAATTCGATTGTTAATATCAACTTTTGTTTTTTCTGTGTCGATGCTGTTATCGTCGTTTACGGAAGCTGGAACTAACATCGTTTTAGTTTCGTTGCCGGTAGTGTACTGCACAAAGAACTCCTCTGTACTGTCGTCGAAGTCGATAATTCGGTAGTTATGCTCACTCATTTTTTTTCCCACATAGTATCTCTGTACAAGCTGTTTTTACTACTGCGTTGACGGCGTGTGAAATCCAGCTTTTCTAACTCCTGCTTATTCATAGCACGGATTTCTGCTTTTTTGCTAAACCCGCGCTTGAACGGGATTACCTGAACAATAGGCTCCCCACGAGGGATCATTATACTGCCTTCCGTAGGTATTAGGAAGCCGGGGAAGTTGATGTACTCAAAATATTTATCTGTGTCTACGATACCAGAAATAGCTTCGAAGTATTTCAGGTCACGATTTACAGGAGGCACAAACATACACGACCAGCCCGGAGGAGTCGTTATCTGCCAATAGTTAATAAACTTTAAGGGGGGCTTGGGGATCTGTGAGTGACCAACTATTTGAGCGTGACTATGCTCCTCAAGGACAGTCTCAGAAAACTCTGACTCCCAAGACACGCTTGCACCATTATCTGCGATGGTTAAATAAATATCTGCGGGAGCACCAATCAACCATCCCGTTTGTAAGATATCAATGAACGGCGGACATCGTTTTATGGTTTTATTTTTTGGATTGTCGCTGACAAAAGGCTTCAGCCTCTTGAACCATTCCGGCATCACTGCCCTTGCGGGGACAGGGTCGGGAATAACGTCTTTTAAGTGAGGATATGTTGTGAAGGTTATCTTCGGGTCTCTACGAAATATCATTGCCTCGTCCAGTTTACTGTAACACCACCGCCAGACCCAACAGTCACCGCTACAGCTTGTTGGGCTGTGTTAATTGTTACAAGATTTGATGTATTAGCACCAGCACTTCCTGAGTTACCAGGACTACCAGAATTACCGTTAGCCCCAGCAGAGCCAGAGTTAGCGTTTCCATTTGACCCAGCATTACCTGCTGCACCGGGGTTACCTGATCCACCAGAACCAGCACCGCTACCAGCATTACCTGCTGCCCCAGCATTACCTGCTGACCCAGCACTTCCTGCACTACCAGCATTACCGGGGCCTCCGCGACCACCGCGGCCGCCAGGGCCGCCTCTTGCGTTAGCGAGATTACTGTTTCCACGAGCCCCTGCGTTTCCAAAGGGACCAGTATTACCGTCGGGAGTACCAGTGTTTCCGGGATTTCCTGGTGAGCTATTGTTGCCAAACCCTCCGCCGTTACCGCCGTTACCGCCGCCTCCACCGACACCACCGCCCCCGCCACTACCACCAGGACCATTGTTTCCAGGATTCCCAGCATTACCAGCATTACCAGGATTCCCAGCATTACCTCCTGCGCCCCCAGGGCCATTGTTTCCGGGATTGCCATCAGTACCAGAGTTAGCACTACCACCACCACCACCAGCACCACCCGTACCGGCCGCACCACCCGTACCGGCCGCTCCACCAGAAGCTGTTACAAAACTACCAAAGGTTGTATCAACACCGACATTACCGCTAGTGCCAGCATTACCCGAGTTTCCGGGAGCTCCTTGGTTTCCAGAAGTTCCCGGGTTGCCCGAGTTACCAGCAGTCGCCCCTGTTCCAGCGTTGCCAGCGTTGCCAGCCGATCCAGCATTCCCTGACCCACCAGCACCGCCACTATTCGCTCCATTTCCAGTAGCTCCAGTATTGCCCGAGGGCCCAGTAGGTCCAGCGTTACCCGCCCCCCCGGCGGAGGCGAGGGGTCTATTAGTATTCACACCAGCACCGCCATTACCGCCATTACCGCCGCCAGATACGGAACCGCCAGCACCACCCGGATTGCCATTGGTAATTGGGTTACCTGGTGAAGGGGGATTTTTCAGGAAAAAAACGCTAAAGTTGCCGTTACCGCCGCCGCCTCCACCGCCGCCTCCACCGCCCTTTCCTAGACCACCAGTGTTGCCAGCCGAACCAGCATTACCCGCACTACCCGCAGATCCAGCATTACCCGCACCACCATTGTTTCCTGGGTTTCCGGAGCCACCAGCATTACCCGCACTACCCGCAGATCCAGCAGTGCCTGCTGTCCCAGCATTACCCGTCGCACCTTGATTACCTACATTTCCGCCATTGCCCGGTGTACCTGTACCGCCCGTAGCGTTTACAGTTACTTTGTGGACACCCGGGGGCAAGTTGAAAGTACCGCTTGAGTTAAAGGACGCACTACCACCGGGGTAGAGCGGGTCATACCGTGTTGCGGTGCCTACGGAAGGCATTAGCTTACCTGTTCAGCAAGCGTTGTAAAATCGGAGGGGAGATCGCTACTTTGAGTTGCGTACCACGACTTGACGTATTTATCAGAACCGTCATCAGCTTCCCAAATCACACGGTCATACGTCAAAACAGGGGAGTTTGTAAAAATGACGGGGGAGTCATTTTCGTCAAGAAACCAAGTAGAGAGAGCGCGTAAGTCATCTATCGGATCAGCGTAGTCTAGGTTTGTATATGCGATACCGTTTTGATCAAGCCACTTCCGAAACTCAGCGGATGCTGCTTGACCCACTTTCGCATGGAGATGAATATTTTCATACCTAATTACCATCTTATGCCTCGTAGAATGATAGACTTACGTAAATATCTGTGTCGCCCTTAATCAGCAAGGCCGTGTAAATGGTCGTCTTATTCGCTGACGAGTTTACAGCAGGCTGCGTCGAAGAGTTGTTATACACTATACTATAACCGCTCGGTGCTGCCAATGTGAACGTCCGTCCACCCGAACCGTCTTGTACAGCGATAACCGTTACTGCTCGAATAGACCCCGTGATTAAGTCGTCGGTAGTCGGAAGCGTTACGGTTGTAGCTCCCGTCAGAAGATATCTAGCATTCAACTGAATATCAGGTACAGTAAGCGACCCTGAAGCAGAGCTAACAGTAAACAGGTTTTCTTCTGTGCCATGGAACTGGAGGTCTTTGGTGACAAGACCGTCGCCATCAAACGCCCCGCTTTCATCTTTGTATAAAGCACGTTCGGCAGGCTGAGAACAAAATACTGTTTTTACCCCAGCACCCCAGTTAACTGCATTGCCTCCATTGGAGCTTTCTAAAATAGTGTCCCGAGATAACGTTGTGCCAGAAGATGTGTATGTGCCAATGCCGACCTCAAAGTCAACATCATCTGTAATAACGTAATAAGTCTTGTTTCCGTTGCCTATGGCAGCGAATGATTGGAAGCCAGTTTCTGCACCGGCAAGCGTAAGCGTGCCAGTACCCGTCGTGGCAGTGGTCTCTTTTACACGGTCTTTTACAACAGGAACTACCATGTAGTCACCTACGCGATGCGGATAATGGCGTTACTTGCGTCAGCCGTTGGGAACTGAATTGTAAAATCGCCGTTAGTAGACGTTTTGTCAGAACCAAAATCCAACACGCAAACAGCTTTGTTGCTGTCGGTGGTGTTATAGATTAGCGCAGCACGAGCCGTAATCGTCGAAGACGTAAACGTCAAATCGTTGAAGTCTGTAAACGCTGTTGTTCCCGATTGCGTTGGCGCAACATTTGTTAATGCTGAACCAGTGGCTGAGTAACCGGATCCTGCTACTTCATTGCTTGTGACGTAAGCGGTAGTGGTTGCGTCAAGACTTGCACTGCCTGTGTAAAGTGCCAACTTGAAAGTGTCACCACCAGAAGCAGAAAAATTATGCGTACCCGTCAGCAGTTCTTTCTTAAACGACGTACACATTGCTTGTGAAATACTCATCACATTCTCCTAATAAGTTCTGCGACCTCGGCATGACCGTTTTCGCGTAACACATTATACATGGTTGTTCGATCGCTGTTAACTGCTTCTTTCATGTAGTGAATAAGCAGCGGACGAATAGCATTCTTGAACGCATGTGCTTGATCCCGAATAGCAGGGGGAGCCTGGTCTGAGATTCCGATGATGCGATCCAAGCACCGCTCAACAATCTCTTCGGGTTTGTGACCACGATTTTGCGTAGTCGATACCGATACAATCGGCGTATTGGGTAGGTTTATTCCTACTTCAAACATTAGGTTTTACCTCTACGTACCAGACCGCCGCTGTATGCGTCACCTGTCTGTTTGGCCTCACCAAGATCTTTGAGTCGAGTAAGTGCTTCACCGAACTTCTGATCATAGTTTTGAATGACATCCGGTTCGCCCTTCATGAAGGTGTAAGCCTCAATCAAAGACCCATACAACATAGCGAATGGTGCGTTGTCACTCAACCATGTTTTGGCGGAATCTGCACCAGCGGTCAGGCTGGCGGGGCGGTAGAAGTAATGAAGCTCAACCGCATACGCTGCATCAGGGGATGGAGCAACAATCAAGTTGCCCTCATCAAACTCACCGTAATACTTCGGCAAGCCTTGCGTGGAAGCGTTCGGATTGTAGTCTTCGATAAAAGTTACGTCCTTATGTTGCAGGAAAGACTTGTTGCTCGAGCTTGTCGCAGACAGTGAAAAAGATGACAGGTAGTCATCCGGCAGCGCAAGAAACCTGTTACCCGATGTGAACGAGCTTGTTTGGTTGCGGCGGAAAAATGTCAATTGAACACTTTTGAGAATACGCTCTTCGCAGTTTCGAATGAACACAGGCAAGTTACTGACGAAGGTGGTCTCTTCGTTTTCCGTGTAATCCTTGATTGCTTCTTTTAGTTCGCTAAATGTAAAACTCATGATGTCGTCACCGTAACCTTACCAACGCTAGTCGTCATCTCTAAGTTTAGACCGCCTACTGGTTTGAATGAAAAATATGTATCAACATGTGTGTCCGGCCGCGGATTGCGAAGTGCTTGCGGGTCGTTAATCTTTTTCGTCGGCGTTAGCTGCGGGTGCTTTGTCTCATACTCGTCTGGACCAACAAGAGAACCGTTCCACTCACGCTTCATGTCCCTCAAACGGTAGCGGAACCCAGAGCGGTCCGAGATGCCGTAAGCTTTCTTACCTGCTGCAAAACGTGCCATTAGGTTACTCTCATGTAACTAATACTGGGAGTAAGCTTCAGTGCTACGCGATCCTCGTCCTCGTCCGCTGCACGTTGGAACTCTTCTTCATATATGGCCTTCAAAAGCTGAACACGATCAGGAGCACGTTTGACAGCCATATAATATGCGAGACCAGCCACCATGCAAGGTAGGAAACGGAAAGGAGCGTCAACATTATTAACAGCAGCATCGGCATCTTCTATCCTCTGGACATAGTAATACCGTATCACATCAGTGCTGTTTTCGGGAGCAGGCCAAACATTTACTTTCGGTGCTGTCTGACGATTGAAATATACCTGCGACGGCCGTCCCGTTGTCGATTTGTTTGGAATGTTTTGATACTCGCTGCGGCTAATTCTGTCGGCCTGAAAGTCTGTCCCGTCCCGTCGAATAACAACTTCGAGAATATCTACTACATCTTCCGTCAGGGTGTACTCTGTTGTACCTGCTACTAAGTTGATTGTACCGCTTTTAACTGTCCAGAGATTAACTCCCCGGTTGGCCCAGTCGGCGAACATAAGGTTCAAAGAACGACGAGCCGTACGTGAGTCGTAACCAGTGCGAACTTCCATGCCGCACCGCTCGTAGGCTTCCTCTACAATTTCTGCGACATCGAGCGTGAAATCACGTGATCCTGACGTAGCCATCTACTTCTTCCTTCTCTTCAGTGCCTTGACCCGGCGGGGCTTACCAGCAGGCTGACCGAGGCGTTTCTTCTGGGCTATTCTACTACGTTTCTCTGACGCAGTCATTTCCTTTGCGGTCTTAGGAGTTTTCTTAGAGACACGCTTTTTGGGGCGGCAGTAAGGCGTACCACGCTTCTCGCCTTTCTTACGACCGCATGGCTTACCAGTGCGAACGTCAACCCACTCTTCCTTGAACCAGCGTTTTAGTGCTGCGCCTTTTTTAGTTTTTCGAACGGCCATATCGTTTTCTCCATAGGAAATCGCCGAGCTTGCTATTCCATCTAACAATAGCGTCTGTGAAGCAACTATGCCAGAACCATCGGTACATAATTAGTACATCTTCGTGGTGCGGTACTTATAGGCTTGACCGTTTGAATACTTCTTTTTGACCAAACCACCTTTGGCCTTCTTCTGAGCTTTGTTGCCCCAGTTCTTTGCGCCAACTTTTCGGCATTTTGCGATGGCTCCAGAGGCATACGCACTAGGGAAAACCTTGTACCTAGCTTTTACTTTTCTGTAACAAGCATCTTTGGGCATTATCTTAGCTCCGTGAACGACGACTCTGGGGGCCACGCCGCCTTGCGGAGCGGGGCTTCTTTTTCATTGGCGGCTTGCTGATCTGTTTTGCCATTTGGCCTCGACTTATTGCCATGTATACGAGCCTCCTTATTTAGCATGGAGTGAAGTAACTCCGAGTTCTTCTCAACCTTAACCTCTATAACGGCAGTTCGCTTGTCCACCGCCACAAGAGTGTAGCAAAGCCACCCAATTCCTGTAACCACAAGTGCCGCTACTGCGTGTTGAAAAGCTTCTTTCATGACACTACCATTTCTTACAGGACCAGTATCCTGCCGTTAGCTTGGATTTTTTCTGGTCGCATTTATGACGAGCACGAAATGATTTACGTCTAGCGGGTATGCTTTTCTTGATCTTCATATTCGGGTCACCAAACCGAACAAGACGAACAGTGCTGCCCTCTTTGGCAAGAACAGCAAACTTCTTATTTTTGCCAGGTGTTCTCTTTGGCTTGTTATAACCAGAGAACCGTTCGCCGCGATGGGTGATAGCCATGATTTTATCCGTAAAAAATAGTGACAGTTCCAGCGTCGCCAGTATCGACATAGATACCACTATCAAAGAGAACGCCAGTTCCTGGAACAGTAAGCTCTGCTACGGTGGCGTGTGCTGTGTCTAGCTCTAGAAGAACAGGGTCAGAGCCGCTAGTTCCGTTGTGGAATTTAACATGGTTAGCCGCGCTTGCATTGGCAACCATGTAAACACCTTTTAGTCGGGCTGGGCCGGTGACCATCTGACCGTCTGCTGACGCGATGGCTGATTTTACATCTGCTGTGGACATTATCTTTTCCTCAATAAATTGTACGGCTTCATTTTAACTCAAGCGTCGATAAAAAGAAAGGGCGGGAATTACCCCGCCCCTTCCAGACTTGCGTAAATCTAACCTTATGCGCCCGGCGAACCGAAGATGCAACGAGGGTCAGAGAAACCGAAGCTGTAACGCTCACGGGCTTTGTAGCGCATGTTACCTGTATCGAAATCAGGTTCCATTTGCGTGGTCAAAGCCAGACGTTCGAAGTGCTTCAAGCCATTCGGAGCATCGGTTTTGATAAAGAACGCATCCGAGTCGGTCAGGTAGTCGTTGACTACATAGCCTTCTGGGAGCAGTCCCATGTTGCGGATGGCGTTGATGTCGTTGTTAGCAGTCGCAACACGAAGTTCCGATTCCAACAAACGAGTAGCAACGAACTGAAGCTGGCGAGGAATCACCAGTTTCGTGCCGCGAAGGGCAATGATCAGGCCACGTTCGTCGGTGTAACCGGCGATGCTGATCAAAGCATTTTCCAAAGACGTTTCGTTCAAGTCAGCAGCAACTGCTGGCTCGTTAGAGAACGTGCCGCCATTGGTAAGCGGGTGGTCGGTGGCGCAAAGTTCTTTGCCGTCGCCGCCTTTAACAGTGCTATCGAAAGCGTTGTTAAGGACAGAAGCAGCTTTAACTTGCTTAGTGTGTGCCATCGAACGGGCCAACGCACGAGTATAACGAGCAGCCAGACGATCATAAAGATTGTCTTCTACAGCTTCCTCAGTGATTGAGAAAGCAGCAGCTACCGTTTCGTGGTTGTAACGCGAGGTGTATGCCTCTTGTGCGTCATCATACGATACGCTTCCACCTTCAGATTTGGTGGGAGCAGCACCGAAGCCCGACAACATTACTTCTTCTTCGAATGCACGGTCAGAAGATTCCGTGTCGAAGATTTCAGCGTGTTGTCCTTCGTAGCGTCCATATTCCATGCCGAACAGAGCGTTGAGGCCCGGCTCGAGTTCTTTTGCGAGTTGTGCGCGAGAAATAGCCATTATTCTACACTCCTTACGACACTACTGCTTCGGACGAGCCGTCGAGCAGAGCGTGGTTGTTAAAGATTACAATAACCGGCAAACCAGCAGCAGCGTAGTCTTGGTTTTCAACGTCGTCTTGGATGCCAACAACTTTCAGCGGGAACGAAAGGTCCGACGCGTCAGGGGTTGTTGTGTCCAGTTGAGCGTTGGAAAGACCTGTTGTGGTATTACCAGCGTTCGCGGTGATCATCGCTGCACTTTCAAAGATAGCTGCACGAGCAGTAGCTTTGTTAGTGAACGTTGCATCTGTGCAGATAACAAAACGTTGGAACGGATTGTCATACACGAAACCGACGATATCGAAGTCTGTACTTGCTGAACCTGAACCAGGCCAGTAGTTTGAGAACTTCTTCTCGCCAGAAGTTGCATCTACGTATTCGCAGCCAGCAAAAACGCCCAAATGCTTGTAAGTGTCACCAGTAGCAGAACCAGTGATGGCAATGGTGCCATCGTTAGTAGCAATAACCGGTGAACCCTGAAACATTGCAGACGCGTCTGACTTAATGAAATACGGAGTTGCGCCTGTAGTACCGGCTACGCCGCCTACTACACCGATCGGCTTGAGGCCGAATTTGACATTGGAATTAGCCATTGTCTTTCTCCATAGTTACTTGGTGGTTACTCTTTTTCGCCACCAAAAGTTACACGACTTTGCCTATCTTGAGTGATAGGCATTGAGGGATGAGACTCCCTCATCAGGTTTTCATCGACGGCCTTCATTTGATTGCGGGTCTGGTCCCGATAATATTCAGTTCGTTCTTCTACCGTCTCTTGTGGAATGCGGCAAAGCATTAAGCCGCCACTTCCAATAACCCCAGCATGTTTTCCGTCTGAGATAACCGGGAACTCAGTTCCAGGATACTCGTCCGCTCGTACCGGTTCCCAACCTTCTCTCATGCGAGAGTAAACGTTGTTCTGGTCCTCATCACCACGGATCGCAGTGCGAACCCAACGATGAAGGTAACCATGTGGTGCAGGCGGTGCATCTAACGTGCTGGGCGGAGCCCAAGGCTTCCGACGCGCAGCTTTTTCTCGTGTCTGCGTTTCACGCGGTGTACGTTTTTTAGAATCAGTCATTTGTTTTTACTCCTTAACAAACTTTGCATACTCTTCGAGCGGAACACCAAGTTTCTTGGCGATTGCAACCTGAGATTGCGAAAGCTTGACTGTTCTGCGCCCCTTGGTTGACGAACGTGATGCCGTGGACTCAGCAGAGGCGACTCTGGGTTTAGCGGCTTTCTTGGGTTCTTCCTTCGTCGGCTGAACAGGTTGTCCAAACCTCTGTGGGAAATCACCTTTGATACGTTTGTCGAGCTCAGTATAATACTCATCAGAGGTTGGGTCAAATCCTTCTTCTTCCACAAGCCTCCGGTGAATACCGAATGCAGCGTAGGTCATGGTATCGTCATTGCCGAACCAATCGTTACGCTCTGCCCAGGCTTGCGCCTTGGGATCTGGTTCTGGTGCAGCTTGCTGTGGAGCCTGCTGCGGGACCTGGGGAGCTTGATACTCCTCCGGCTCACGCTCCACACGAAGCTTGGCATCAGCGTGTTTGTCTTGATCAATAGTGATGCGGCTCACCATTTGCTGCGCTTCAAAGATACCGTCAGCATCATCGGCTTCGATAGCTGCCTTAAGTTTTGTCTTTGCCGCATCTAGGTCACGATCTAGACGACCACCTAGTTCATCAACGTAAGACGCTTCACGATTACGAAGCTGTCCCTGCAAATCTTCGTTCTGCTTTTTAACCGCTTCTGCATATTGCAGAGCAGCCTCACGCTGTCGCTCTTCTTCACGAAACTTAGCTGTCAGCTTCCGGATTCGGCGTTGAACACTTTCTGAGTACTCAGCAAGCTCCTCCTCGCTCTTCTCCGGTTCAGCAGAAGCTTCTTGAGGCTGGGCTGACGCTTCTTCCTCAACAGATTCCTGCGGTTGCTCGGACGAAACTTCATCTTCCGGCTCCTGTTCCTCTACAGCATCAACCTCTTCAGACGTGCTCTCGTCCTCGATTTCGATGATGTGCTCTTCCTGATCTTCTTGCATTTTAGTCTCCTATAGCACTACGTCTTCAGGGTTCATGATAGTGGCGATAACTTCGTCATCATTGATAATGCGAACCTCCCCGC